CTGGTGGTGGGTCTGGAGGTTTTTCCCATGCAACAATCGACGCATCGCAACTTACAGATGCAAGTTATACGATAACTGTAGGCAGTGGAGGCAATGGAGGAATTGGAGCCACTTTAACAAACGCTACATTAGGAACACTCTCATCTTTTGCTGGAATCACTCAAGGAACATTAGTTAGGGCTTCTGCGGGTGGAACTGTTGCTGGAAATGGAGGCACAGTCGCTCCAACATCAGGTGGTGCTGGTGCGCCGTTGGGAAATGGTGGAGGCGCGGCAAACATAACTGGAACCGGAGGTGCTGGTAGCGGAACAAACTTTTCTCCATCAAGCGGTGGTGCTGGAGGCGGTATAACTGCGGCGGCAGTTGTTGGAAATATAACAGGTGTATTCAATGGAGGAACGAGCGGAACTAACCATTTTGTTGGTTTGATAAGCAATGGAGGTGTTGCAAGCGCAACAGCAAATGGAGGTTCTGCAACTCCAACTACTCCAAGAACACTATCTACATTGATGATTAATGGTTCTGGTGGTGGCGGTGGCGGAGCTTGCTCATTTGCAACTGGGTCTGGTGGCAACGGAGCAAATGGTTCAGCATATGGTTCTGGCGGCGGTGGTGGAGGATCGACTATTGGTTCCGGCGACCGAAGCAACGGAGGCAATGGCGCACCCGGAGCAGTAATGATTACAACTTACTTCTAAAAATGGAAATCGACGATTGGGCAATTATTAACAAAGAAGGCAATTTCGTAGAAATGGTAGTCAGATGGGATGGCAATACAGAAACTTGGCCGTTGCCAGAAGGAACCTACGCAGTTAAGCGAAAAGATTTAGATTATTCAACTATTAACGAGAACCCCGAGTAATGGACACACACTCATTTAACGCAAGTATGGCAGGAATATTGGCAACAGCAACATCTGTAGGAATTTCATTGCTTCCAGAAATTGAAGCATGGTTGCGTATAGTTTCTCTTCTTGTTGGTATCGCAGTTGGTATTGGTTCGCTTATTGTTCTTGCTCGAAACTGGAACAAAAATAAGTCTTGATGTTATACAAATTTACAGCAACATTGATTGTATGCCTCGCATTTTCAAGTTGCGTTTCTATTCCAATTCCTCCAACTGGAGACAAAATTGGTGAATACGGAAAAGTTCAAATTTCAGTAAATGTAAAATATTTCCCCCCAGAAAAACAAATGGATTGGTTTAATCCAATCATACCTCAACCTAAACTGTATAAAGATAAATGAAAATCGTAGACTACATCCTTGACAGGCTCACCGAGAACTCCACATGGCGCGGAATTGTGTTTCTTGCATCTGCTGCTGGCATTGCCATTGATCCTAGCAAAGCTAATGCTATTGCCGCCGCTGGCATGGCAATTGTTGGCGCAATCAATGTGTTTCGCAAAGAGAAAAAATAATTTATGCTTCACAAACTTATCGCCATCGCTTCTGCGGAAGTTGGCGTGAGGGAAGATGGAGGAAATAATCGTGGATCACGAATCCGCGAATATCAGTCAGCAACAGAGCTTGCAGTTGGAGCTTGGCCTTGGTGTGCCGCATTTGTAGATTGGTGCATCAAGGAATGGTTGGAAGATGTAAAAGTTGCCCATTGGCTTGCTCTAAAAAAAAGAACGCCTGAAGAATGGCGACCCAAAACCGCACTAGCTTATGGGTTGACTACATGGGCAAAAAATCGTCCAAGCACAACTTGTATTTATACTGAACGAGATAAAGCGGAGCCGGGAGATATTGTTACTTTTGATTTCTCTCACACGGGATTTGTTGTCGAGGATGATGGGAAAAACATTGTAACGATTGAGGGAAATACAAATGGTAGAGGAGATCGTGACTCTGATTCTGGAGATGGAGTATGGCGAAAGATTAGAAAAAAATCTCTTGTCAGAAATATTATCAGAATACATCCATCAATAAACAAATAATCCATGGCAAACATAACGCACAAATGGAAACGGCTTCTTGCGGTTAGCTGTTCCCATGCGAAATACTGCGACAAGGAAGCACTTGATGCTGTCTTAAAGTTCCAATCGGAATATAAACCACAGACCACAATTCATCTCGGAGACTTCGTTGATTTAACCAGTCTCATGTCAGGAGCAAAAGGATCAAGCGAGGCTGAACCATTGATTCCAGATATTGATACTGGACTTATGCACCTCAAGATGCTTCGCGCAAATGTTGTGCTTTGCGGGAACCATGAAGACCGAGCATGGAGATTGCAGTCAAGCAACAATGCTGTTGTGGCTCATGCCGCATATAAGATTGTTGAGGCAATCAGTGAATGTTGTAAAAAACTTCGCGCACCATTACTTCCTTGGGATGGTGTATTCCAAATGTATGACCTAGCTGATATCGGATTCCAACATGGAGTTCTTTACAACGAAATGGCGGCTAGAGACACCGCTGAAGCATTCTGCAATAGCACAAGGCGTAAGGTTGCTTTTGGCCACACGCATAAGGTTTCAATACAGTCTGGAAGAAATCTTACTGGAGGAATGGGATATAATATTGGAAGTCTCACAAAGCGTTCTTCCATGGATTATGCCAAAGGACGCAGGGCAACGCTTGCATGGACTCAAGGATTTCTTTGGGGCGAGTATTGCGAAGAGTTAAAGCAATCTTGCGTTCACATTACAAGTCGTGAAGCTGGACAGCAATGGAGGCTTCCATGACTCCAAATGATTTTCTTAAAATAATTGTTCAGCAAAAAGAAAAAAGCATACAACCAATTCCTAGCGGATGGTATTCTTGTGGTGAATTGGCAGAGCAATGGAATTGTTGCAAATCAAAAGTCCAACAAAATTTAAGACAAGGAATTGAAATGGGAATTGTTGAAAAAAAGAATTTCTTGGTAAAATTAAAAGAACTTGGAATCAGAAGCGTTCCATATTATTTTTTCCATGACGAAAAAAAGCGTAAAAGCAAGAATTAATGGACAGTTGTGGACTATTAAGTTTGGATGCCCCGGAAAAACCGATGGGGTTATAGATGATGGTTGTTGCGATTACGAAAAACGACTGATTACAATTAATCCAAAATCGCAGAGCAATCTACTTAATGTTTTATCTCACGAATTAATTCATGCAAGGCTATCAGATTTACAAGAAGAAACAGTTGAAGAACTAGGAACTCTTATTGATAGTGTTTACTGGGAAGTATTAAAACTTTCTTTTGACATTAAAAAAACAACAAATTAAAAAACACAAATTATGTCTTGCGGATGCTCTAACTCTACCTCAACTGCTTGCCCAGATGTTCCATATCCAACGATTTCTCCAGAGTCAGTTCCGTCCTTGATTGGAAACCTTGTCTATGCTCTTTATGGAACGATCAATAAGTCTGTTGTAAACGGTCGTGTTGTATGGGATATCCCTTGCGACCCAAGTAATACCGCTGAAGTAGATCAGATTCCCCGTGAAGAAGGAGAAGGATTGCTTTGCTACCTTCTTCGATTGTTTGCTCAATCGCTTGATGGTTATGGAGCTTTTTTGCGCTGGGGATTCGCTGGCTCTGGTCAATCTACATTTACGCTTACTGGAGCATATCAGCCAGATCGAAATGCCTACTTGGCATATATTAATGGAGTCGTTCAAGACCCGATTAGATATACTATTTCTTCTACGCTCCCGCGAGTTTTGACGCTTGATACACCACTTCCTTCTGGCTCATTCCTTACGATTGTAGAACTCTCTAGCCGCGCAGGAGCAACAGGAGCATCTGGAGCAATTGGAAGCACTGGCGCTACTGGACTTACTGGCTCTACTGGCGTCATAGGCGCAACTGGATCAACTGGCCCCGTTGGAGCGACTGGATTCGGCGCTACTGGCTCCACTGGTTTAGTTGGATCAACTGGATTTACAGGAGCTACTGGAGCTACTGGGTTTGGCGCAACTGGAGCCACTGGCGTTAAGGGTGCAACTGGAAATATTGGATCAACTGGAGCTACTGGATTGAAGGGCAATACAGGAGCAAGCGGCATATCTCCTGTTATTGTTCGTCAAAGTTTTACTTCCCACGATATTAACCTTGGATATAAGCAATTTTACTACAATCCAACAGCAGATATTGGCTGGACATACGGAACTCGACTTCGCGCAGTAGCTAATTCCGCGTATCCTTATGATTGGGTTGAGGGAAATGTTATTGAAGTAAATAATTCTTGGGTTAAACTCTGGATTGATACTGCGCAGGGCAGTGGCAACTTTGCTGATTGGATGATTGGTATTGCAGGAGACGGAGGCTTGGGGGCTACTGGCCCAATTGGAGCTACGGGAAGCATAGGCCCAGTCGGATCGACTGGAGCGGGAACAACTGGTGCGACTGGTGTTGATGGGCCTGTCGGAGCTACTGGAGCTACTGGGCCTGATGGAGCTACTGGCGTCATAGGCGCAACTGGATCAACTGGCCCCGTTGGAGCTACAGGTTTGCCGGGTCAATCTGCTTCGTTCTACAATTACACGGCGGACGCAGTAAATATCTCGGGAGTTCCTGCAAGCGGGAAAATCATTTGGGATAATCTCACGCAAGTATCTGCGACAACTGTTACATTATCGCATTTGGATTCTTTGGGAAATGACATTGATGTTTTCTTCCCATTATTTAAAACTGGAGACAAGTTTGTAATTCAAGATCGAGGAAATTCTAATAATTACCAAACTTGGGAAATTTCTTCTACTCCAACTGTAGTAGTAAATAGCTATGTAACTATTCAAGTAACCCTAGTTACATCTGGAGGAATTTCGCAATTTGCAGACGCACAGAATCTGTTATTTGCGATTGTTAGCTCTGGACTTGTAGGAGCTACTGGAGCAGCTGGAGCAGCTGGCGCAACTGGCGTTGCAGGAAATGATGGGGCGACTGGAGCGACAGGGCCAGCTGGAGCGACTGGGCCAGCTGGATCAACTGGAAGTACTGGGCTTCAAGGAATACAAGGAAGCACTGGAGCTACAGGGATAGGCGCGACAGGTGCGACTGGCTTGCAGGGAGCAACAGGATCGCCGGGAGGGGCAACGGGAGCGGGAACAGATGCGATATTTTTTCTTAATGGTCAAACTGTGAATACATCTTATACTATTCCAACATCACGAAACGCAGGAACATTTGGCCCTGTTACAGTAGCAAGTGGAGTAACAGTTGCAATTCCACCGGGAGGCGTATGGACAGTAGTGTAAAAAAGTTTGACTTTATTTTTTAATAATGCAATTTTAACGAAATCCTATATGTCTTGCGGATGCACTAACAATACTTCAACTGCCTGCCCAGATGTTCCGTATCCTTCGACATCCACAGAGTCTGTTCCGTCTCTGATTGGAAATCTTGTTTATGCTCTTTATGGAACTATTGAGAAATCTGTTTCTAATGGGCGAGTGGTATGGAATATCCCTTGTGATCCAACTGCTGATCCTGCCACTATTGATGGATTCCCACGCGAAGAAGGCGAAGGTTTGCTTTGCTAC